AAAGTGGGAGCTGTTTACGCCCAACGGTGAGGAAGGCGAGCACCCGTACCTCGCGGGTTTGAAAGCTCGACTGAGCCAAGCACACGGAATTTACATTTTCCACGATAGCCGAGGACGAGCAATTTACGTGGGAAAGGCGATCAAGCAGGATTTGTGGAAGGAAATGAATTTCGCGTTCAATCGCGACCGGGGGGAGGTTCAGAGCATAAAGAGGGTCGGTCACCCGGAAATCCGGGTGAAGTTCAAGCCTGATGAGGCCGGTAGACGGCCCATAAAGAGGGAGGCGATCCCGCTCCACGAAATCGCCAGTTACGTTAGTGCGTACGAGATAGCGGGCGAGTTGATCGGTGTTTTTGAAGCACTATTAGTTCGATCTTTCGCCAACGACCTGCTGAACGTACGAATGGAGAATCTTGGCTAAAGCGCTGTCTTCCCTTAGACGCGGTTGGATGCGATCTGCACTATGTCGATCTGCAACGTTCCCACGCCGGTGCCGCTCGCCTTGTACATCGAGAGATACGGTTGCAGGATCGCGTTGGCGCCGGTTGCGGCAAACGACATCTGGCCCGGCGTGCTGACGCGCACACCGTCGATGAAGAACTGCACGTCGGCGGTATTGCTCGCGTCGATCTTGAAGATGTGGAAGGCGCCAGCAATCAAGGTCACGCCCGTGGAATAGGACAGCGTATTGACGCCATCCTTCGTGCGCATGTTGATCAGGCCCGACGCGGATGCCTGGAATTGCGCGTAGTATGAAGCGTTGTCCGGCCCGTCGATCCAGGCGCTTTGCAGCCCGAACACCGACTCGACCAGTGTCGTGGGCAGCACGGTGAATGCGACACGAGCTTCCCAGACCACACCCTTCGTCATGTCGAAGGTGAGCTGATCGTTGAAGTAGAGCGCCGCGTCCTGTTTCTCCGAGGTCGCGGTAAGTGCGTTGGCCACGATACCACCTCCCGCGTTCGCGACGAGTGCGACAGTGGGCGGTCCGGCGCCGACAATCTTCTTGACCCACGGATAGCCGGCCACTGGCGACCCCGCAGCGGGAATGCCCGCGGCATGCCCGGCACCGAGAAAGTCCTCATCAAAGTTGATCGGTAGCCAGCGAGCGATCGTCTCCTGCGTATTGGTATCGAAGATCGCCGTGGTGTTGCCGTCCGCATCCTGGCGCGAACCAACGATCGTTGTCATGGCAAAGCTCCGGTGTCCCGATCAGATGTTCGCGGTCGGCGGGTTCAACTGCGCGAACCGCAGCGGCATGATCACCAGCAGCGCCGATGTGATGTTCGCCGCATTCGATGCGCCGGTCTGGATCGCGATGTGGTTGAAGCCCTGCGGCACGCCGGACGCATTCAGCGTCAGGCTGTTCTGATCCATCACCTCGATCGGGTCGATCTCGAAGATGACGATCTTGTTCTTCACCCCGGCGTCGGTGGTGTACGACGTGGCGGCAGCCGCGATGGTCAGGATGTCGGAGGGCACGGTATCGCAGTCGAGGTCCACGGCGATCGGTGCGTTGCCGGTAAGCCCCTTCGAGTTGGTGCCGGAACTGTCCTGCGCTTGCAGCGGCGTCAAGGCGATCGTGGCCGCGTTGCCCTGGGTGATGTAGCAGACGATGAACGCCTTGTGCCCGTTCCTGAGCGACACGTAGGCGGAAGTTCGCCCGCCCGCATCCGCGGCGGGGTGCAGCAGGGACACGATCTGGGCCTGTTCCCAGAGGCGGAACGCGGTGGACATGGGGGAGTGCTCCTGATCCGGCCAAGCCGGTCACCTGGGTTGAAGCCGGCACGTCGATCAGCGCTGCGCCAGGATGATGTATGGCGACTGCGTGTTGGTGCCGCGGTACGGCGTCAGTGCGGTGTGCCAGGCGGACTGCCCGTCCACGCGATACATCAGCCGGAACGTCATCTCGTCGTAGATGAACCGGACGTGGATCGACGCCATCTGCTGCATCGCGCCCTTGTCGGCCACCAGGTACTGGCTGAAGTCGGCAAGGATGATGTCGCCCGGCGTGCCACAGGTCTCGCAGTATTCAACCGGGATGACTGGCCGGCCGAAGAGTGTCGAGTACGGCTTTTCCGAGATGCCGCCGGGCGGCAGATAGACCGGGACACCGGCGGTGCCGATGACCTGGTTGACCGCATAGAGCTGCGGTTCCACGTCCTGGTTGATGAACCAAACAGCGTTGATCCGCGACCGCGCCCACATGCGCGACCACATCTTCAGCAGATTCTGATAGACGACGGTCTTCGTGGCCTGTCCGGTTTCCGCCGGAACGGTGATCGTCGCCGGTGCGGTCAGGATGCCGGCCGGTTGGCCGGAACCGGTCCCGCGGACGATCGAGTCCTCCAGCACGAAGCCCATTTCCTGCGCGAACGCCGTGTTGGCAATGCCGGTCAGGATCGATGCGTCGGCGAGCAATTCATCGGTCACGTACCAGAGTACGCCGAGCTTTTTGAGGTCCAACTCGATCCAGCGGAACTTCGGCGCCGATGCGGTCGGCGCGTCGCCTTCGCCGAGCCAGTAGGCACGGACACCGCCCCAGCGCGAGCCGGTCGCGCGCGATTGCTCGTCGATGCCCGGTATCTTGATCGCGTTTGCTGCCGTGGACATTTGCAGCCGCCCGGTGCGTTGCGCGATCTCGCCCATGTCGTAGATGCGCTGAAGCACCGTCATGGCGAAGTCGGTCTGCACCAGGAAGCCGCCGCCCGATGGGTCGGTCTCGCCCATGCCGGACGGCGCGCGCACCAGGCGCGGATCGGTGGCACCGCCCCCATAGTGGCGCACGACGGCGAGCAATTGTTCGCCGAGGTTCTTGAACGCGCCGGGATTGCTCGGATCGCCGGTGCCCCCGAGCGGGACTGCCTGGCCGGCCGCATGAGCCTGCGCGCGTTGCAGCGCGTCAATCTGCTGCCCGAGGGTGATGATCTCCTCTTCGAATTTGAGCGCAGCCGGCACGTTGCCGCTCTGCGCCGCCTGTTCCATGTTCGCGATCGCCGCAGCGTGTGCCGCGCGAGCTTCCCACAGTCGCATCGCTTGTGTCCTTAGAAGCCGAAACGTCGGCACCGCCCGGTCGGAGCCGGGAATTCGATCAGGCGGCTGGCGCGCTCGCCCGATACTTCGCGGCGCGGGCCAGAATGGCGGCCGGTGTCTTGTCGGTCTCGGGCCGTTGCTCGGCCCCGGACGGTGGCGGGTCGGTGTCGAGCGCCTTCACGGCGTCATAGAGCGCCTGCATCGCCTTGTCGTGGTGATCGTCGCCGAGATCGTAGAGCGCATCGGCCGATTTGAAGTGTGCATGGGCGCTGCGCACGGTTTCCTCATGATCGGCCGGCGCTCCGCCCTCGGCGTCGAGGTCCTTCACGGCGTCGGCCATCAGATTGAGGCCCTCGTCGTGATGCTCGTCGCCCGCGTCGTAATAGTTCTGCGCCGACTTGAAGTGCATCGACGCGGTGCGGAGCGCGGCGGTGTGGCCTTCGGGAAGGTCAGTGCTGCCCGCAGTATCGCTGCCACCTTCAGGCGAGTCGGCGCGCAGCCGCGGACGAATTGCACCGCGCGCCAGCCGCTGCATTTCGGCACGGACGGCGAGCCTGACCGCGGACCGGAACCCCTTGTCCTCGTTGTCGGCCGGATCGCCGACGCCGGCACCGGAGAAGCCGTGGATCGCGCACTCGGCGGGGTCCTTCATGCCGCATTCCTTGTCGGCAGGACGGCCGCAGTTCCCCACGATCGCGCCGCCGCTTGAGGGATCGCCCTCGGACATGCCCTCTGCGCGCTGGATTTGGTCGGCAGGCGACACTCGGCGCCGGGGCGGCAGGGTGCGCGGTGCGGGCATCGGCGGCTCCTTGGCGGCAATGCGCAGCCGGTTGAGTTCAGCGCGCGGAACGATCACCTTCCCGCCGCCGTCGAGCAGTTTTTCGGCCCATGCGACCATTGGCCGTGTGTCAATGCCTTTGGCGCGAGCCTCGATCAGTGCCGCGGGTTGGCCGGCACCGGCACCACGCTGATCTCAAGCAGCTCCTGCACCTTGAAGTCGATGCCCCACTCGCGGCCGTCATCGTTCGACCATTCGTGCTCCAGCGGCAGGAAGCCGACCGACACCGCGTTGAGGAACCTGCCGCCGACCAGCTTGTAGATCGTGTCGGCGAATTCGTAGATTTCCGGCGGAGCGAACTCGATGTCGCCCATCAGCCGCGTGTCTTCGACCGCGACGTTCCCCGCCCGACCGATCGGTGGCGCGCTGCTGTCGTGGGCGAACAGCGCGGTCGGCGCGCGCAGGAAGTTGTCGAGGCGCCAGCCCTTGGCGTCGATCGTGTCCGTCATGCGGTCTTCGCCGCTGTCGGAGAAGCAGAAGCGGTAAGACCGGCGCGTCGGGTCGTGCGCCTTCCACGCGCCGATGCTGGGCCGGAACACTCCGACCGCCTTGGCATCCGGCGTGGCGTCGAGGCCCTGCCGGCAGCGCGCGCGGAATTCCTCGACACTCAGCAGGCGCGGCGGCGGTGCCGCTTCCTGCGGCTCCGTGGCGGCTGGCGTTGGCATCGGTCGCTCCTGTCTCACACGCCGGGTGCGGCGTCGCCGGCCGGGTCGCGCAGCGGATCGCCGTCGCCGCCCGGCGCGGGGGTCCCGGTCTGATCGCTGCCCGGGCCGGACCCTGGCGCCGCTGTTGGCGTCCAACCCAGCGGCGCCATGTTGGTGGCCTGCAACACCGTGTCGCCGTTGGGCACGTCGGGCAGGCCCTCGCCGCGCCGCGCCTCGTTGGGCGTCATCCACGGACCGCCGACAGACTGGCGGCGGGCCGTGTAGCGGCTCATCAGGTCGGCCTTGAGGAAGTGTTCGTAGTCCCAGGCGAGGAACAACTCCTCGCCGTCGATACCGAAGAACTTTTCCCCCGTCGCCTTCCACCGTTCGCAGTGACCGCTGACCGGGCCGTTGAGATATTCCTGGCCCATCTGGACCATCGCCGGGCCTTCGGACTCGCCCTCGATCGCCAGTTTGTAGGGCGGCACGTCGAACGCGCGGCAGATGTCGCGCAGTTGGAAAGCCCGGCTTTCGATGAACTGCGCATCGACCATGGAGAGGCCGAGCGGTTGCCACTTCAAGCCTTGTTCCAGAATCGTCGTCGCGCCGGAGTTGCGCGGCCCCTCGCGCTGCTTCTTCCAGTCCGCCGCGAGCTGGGTGCGAACCTCCGGGTTGAGCTTGTGGTCCGTGGTGAGGATGCCGCCGGAGCGCGCGCCTTGGCCGGTGAACCGGGCCTGGTGCTGTTCCAGCGCCATGCTGAGACCGACGGATTCACGCATCATCTCGATGCGGTTGGAGCCGAGCAGCGAATTCCAGGTCGAAAGCCAGCGGATGTGCAGCATGTCCTCGGATGGGATGAACAGCGGCATCTCCCGCAGCAGCGCCATCTCATGCAGTCCGTTCCGCGTCACGACATAGAACCACTGTCCGTCAGGTGCTTCCCAGACCGTCACGCGATCCGGATGACAGGGCACCAGGTATTTCGGAATCCCGTTGCGCGTGTCGCGGACGGCAACCGCATAGCCGTTGCCCCGCAACAACACCGACGCCTGCAACATCTCCTTGAATTCAAGTGCGGTCTGCCAGTTGTTCGGATCGCGCAGCAACGGCCGCAGCCAGTGGTCACGCGCCGGTTCCTTGCCGCCGTTCGGCAGCCGGCGGAACAGATCGAGCGGGATCTTCGCCACGTCGCCGGACAGGATCGAGACGCACGCCATCACCGCGGTGTGGCGCATCGCGCTGAGACTGTTGATCGGCACGCCCGATTCGGACATGCCCCATTGTTCCCAGCCGTCGCGCAGTTCCGACCCGACCGCGCCGGAGCGTCGCAGCGCGAACCCTGCCACCGTTGACCAGAAGCCCATTCGCGCACTCTCCGGTCAGATCGTCAGCAGACCCCTTCCATCGGCATAGGGGCTTTCCTCTTCGACCATGCTCCAGCCCACCGCCATGATCAGCGCGACGATCGGGTCTATGCGCTCGATCGACCGTTCCTTGTCGGGCTTCTGGTTGCCCGCCGGGTCCGTGCGCACCGTGACATTCGACGCGCACCAGTCGGCGACCGGATCGCCGCCGTGTTGCAGCTCGCGCGCGAGCAGTTTGCGCGTGAACTCCGCCGAAGCCGGACCCATGCTGAGAAAGCCCTGGCCGAACTCGACCACGTTCATGCCTTCGTCCGCGAGATTGCGGACGATCTCGCCGGCGAAGGTGCGGTCGAATGCCACCTCGATGATGTCGTAGGAGCTGGCGAGGTCGAGTATTTCGGCCTCGACGAATTTGAAGTCGGTGGTGTTGCCCTCGGTCGCGATCAGATGGCCCTGGTCGCGCCAAACCTCATACGGGGCACGATCACGCCGCGACCGCTGCTCGATATCGTCGGCCGGACACCAGTGGCGCCACAGCACTTTCCAGCGTTCACCGTCCTCGGCCGGCGGAAACAGCAGCGCCAGCGACGACAGGTCATTGATCCGCGCCAGGTCCAGCCCGGCGTAGCAGCGGCGCCCGATCAGCGTCTTGGCGTCGATCGGATCGCGCCCTTGTGCCCAGACCTCCATGTTGATCCAGCGGACAAGCTGCTGCGTCCATTCGTTGAGCCGCAGCCGCCGGATGGCATTCTGCCGCGAAGGCAGCTCGCGGGCGATGGCGACCTCGGCGCGCAGGTCCTCGATCTTCAGCACCGTGCCGAGGGACGGATTCGCCTTGCGCCAAGCCAGTTCGTCTTGCCAGTCGTCGCCTTCGTCGGCGGTGGCGATGTAGGCGAACCACCGATCGGCGGTCACCTCCGGAATGACTTGCTCCAGGACCTTGGCCGAGAAATCCCAGTGCTGATAGCAGACCGAGGTGCGGCTAACGCCCGCTGTCGTCGTTTCGTACATCAGCGGTTGGACTCGCGCGCCCATGCCGGTGTCGAGCTTGTCGATCACTCCGGCATTGGGATGCTCGTGCACCTCGTCAACCAGCGCGACGAACACGTTCAGCCCGTCCATCTTGGACGAGTCGGCGGAGAGCGGCCGGAACCACGACGCTGACCCGATCACCGCGAGGTTGTTCGTCGTCTTCGTGATGCGCCGGCGCAGCGCTGCTGAGCCGTCCCGCATGCGCTCCGCCTCGGAGAACACGATGCGAGCCTGATCCCGCGTCGTCGCGGCGGAATAGATTTCGGCGCCGGGCTCGTCTTCATCCACCAGCGCCTTCAGGCCGATGCCGGCTTCGAGCGTCGATTTGCCGTTCTTGCGGGCGGTGGAAACGAACGCGGTGCGGAACCTTCTGATCTCTCCGAGTTTCCAGCCGAAGATCGAGCCGACGACGAAGGCTTCCCAGTCGAGCAGTTCAAACGGCTGCCCGGCATATTGGCCTTTCGTATGGCGCAGCACGGCGGGAAAGAAGTCGATGGCGCGTTGCGCGGTCTCGCGGTCCCAGCGCAGCCCGCGCGCCGGGCCGTCTGCCAGGTCGCGCAGGTGACGCTCGCACGCCAGCCGAACCAATCGCCCGGTGACGAACTTGTTGCCGACAACTGCCTGGGCATAGGCCGCGACCGCATCGTCCGGTTGCTTACGCCTTGCCACGCAAGAATGCCTCGGCCGGGTCCAGCCCCGCGTCCGCGTCGGCGGCCCTGATCCGCGACCGCGACGAACCCGACAGGCCGATCTGCTCCGCCAACTGGCGCACCTGATCGAGCGCCTTGTTTGAGGCCGAGAGGTACGGCGAATACATCGGGTAGCCGTTCGGGGCCTTCACGATCAGGCCGGTGGTCGCCAGCATTCGCTCGCATTCGATCCACCGTGCCCAGGCCTGGCAGTAGGCGGCAATGATGGCGCGGTCGAGTTGCGCGATGAGGCCCACCTCGGCAAGCAGCGGCGTCACCCGCTTCCACTCGGTCAGCGCTGTTTCGTTCAGCATGTCAGGCGGCTCGGGGATCACCGCCCGGGGCTTCGCCTCCCATTGGTTGAGCGGGCGATGACCCGGGTTTCCGGTGATGAGCTTGACCACCGTCGCCTTCGGCTTAGGGCCGCGCATCGGCATCCTCCGTCGCTGCCGCGGCCAGTTCCTCGCGCGCCAGCGCGCTGCCGGCTAGTTCGGCCATCAGCCGCAGCGCCACCGCGGTGTTGTGCACGCCCTTCGCTTGCTTGACCGCGAGCAGTTGCTGGAAGAACACGGCGAAGTCGGCGTAGACCCCGACCAAGCGTGTCGCCGCCGTGTTCGACTTGCCGATCTTGTTGAGCCAGTCGCCGAAGACCGCCGCGTCACCCGGCAGAAACGAGATGTGCAGTTCTTCGTAGAACGGCTGCTCGACACAAAGCACCGATGTGTCCAGGTCCTCGACCTTCAATCCGACATGGTAAGCATTAGACCTTTAGGCAGGAATCACGGGTCGGCAAGCTTAAATCAAAATCACCGCCTACGTAGAGGCGTTTTCATCTGATTTCCCTCCGCCATTAGTGCGTCTCCTCGCAACATTAATCGCACCATCTCCCTCGAAATCT